TTTCATACTGATACAGATCATAAGAGTTTAACCGCTATTTATTATTTCAATACCAATAATGGCTATACGAGTTTTGAAAAAAATAATAAAAAAGTAGGATGCCAAGAAAATCGCATAGTTATATTTGATTCTCAAATGAAACATACAGGAACAAATACAACTAACAAGAAAAAAAGAGTCGTTTTAAACATTAACTATTTTTAACATGATCTTTAAAAAAAATAAATATGTAGTTATTAAACAGGCTATCTCAAAAGAATTAGCTAATTTTATTAGCAACTATTTTACAATGAAAAAACAGGTTTATGATACTTGCCGAAAAATTCGATACATTTCTCCCTATGAAGTTTTACTTGGAGGGTACGAGGACGTAAATCAACAAATACCCGATACTTATTTTTGCTACGCCGATATGGTTATGGAAACTTTAATGTTGAAATGTCAGCCGATTATGGAAAAGATCACAGATTTAAAACTTCAACCAGCCTATACTTATGTCCGACTTTATAAAAAAGGAGATATTCTTTATAGACATAAGGATAGATTTAGTTGTGAAATTTCTACTACTATGTTTTTAGGAGGAGATCTTTGGCCTATTTATTTAGATCCTACGGGGGAAGATAATATCTTACCAGGGTCAACTGCACATAAAAAAATAATAAAAAAAGGAGCTCACAAAGGGATAAAAGTAGATTTAAAACAAGGAGATATGTTGGTCTATCGCGGTTGTGAACTAGAGCATTGGAGAACTAAATTCAAAGGCAAAGAATGCGCACAAGTTTTTTTACATTATAACAACAACAAAACTCCAGGTTCGTCACAAAACCTTTTTGATAGACGACCTCATTTGGGACTTCCTGGTTGGTTTAAAAAGATTGAGTTGCCCCCCACTAAGAAATAAGATATAAAAAAGACTGGTGTGGGGGATCTTTCCACCAAAGGTCTTCTACGCCTCTTCATAATCATATTGATCTCCACGTTAATCTAGTATAATTTGTCCTAAACGGATTTTCTATGCTACAAAAAGTATCTTTTTTACCAGGATTTAATAAACAAGTGACCCCCACCGGTGCCGAAGGGCAGTGGACAGGAGGAGATAACGTACGTTTTCGATATGGCACACCGGAAAAAATAGGAGGCTGGGATCAGTTAGGGGAAGATAAATTAACAGGTGCCGCTAGAGCTCTTCATCACTGGGACGATAATGCAGGTATTAAATATGCCGCGATCGGAACCAACAGAATTTTATACGTCTATTCAGGCGGAGAATATACGGATATTCATCCTCTTCGAACCACAATAACTGGTTGTGATTTCACAAGTACGGATACTGAGACTGCGGTCACAGTTACTTTTCCAAGTTCACACGGGTTAGTGGATGATGACATTGTTAAATTTGATGCTGTCAGTGGGGTCACAGCAATTGGATCAACTTATAATGATGCTTCCTTTGAAGACATTAAATTTATGGTGACGTCAGCACCTACCGCGACCACGATTACCATTACCATGGCAGCGGCGGAATCTGCAACTCCATTAAGTAATTCAGGTTCAGCTTCAGCATTGTGTTATGAAAGCGTAGGACCCGCTCAAGAACTAGGGGGTTATGGTTTTGGAACAGGAAATTGGTCGGGTGCGGCTTCGGGTCCAGCCACAACAACTTTGGTGACGACTATTGCCTCTGATGCGGGCGTGACGACAGTCGTCCTAACTGATTCAACTGCTTTTCCTACTTCAGGAGAAATTAGAATAGGCACAGAGGATATTTCTTTTACGGATAATGACACAACCACAGGAACTTTAAGTGGAGGATCCCGTTCCGTTAATGGAACAACCTTGGCCGAACATACAGCCGGCGCAACCATTACTAATATTTCAGACTATGTTGCGTGGGGAGAAGCGTCTTCCGCTGACTTTACCATTGAACCAGGACTTTGGGTTCTGGATAACTATGGAACAAAATTAATTGCTCTTATTTATAATGGTAAATGTTTTGAATGGGATGCAGCAGCTTCAAATCCTACAGAAAATCGTGCTACAGTTATTAGTGGAGCACCTACAGCTTCTCGACACATGTTAGTGTCACCCGTTGATCGTCACTTAATTTTTCTTGGAACGGAAACTACGATTGGCACGTCTTCAACTCAAGACGACATGTTTATCCGATGGTCCGATCAGGAAAGTTTAAGCGACTATACTCCTTCAGCAACCAATACCGCGGGCACGCAAAGACTGGCCCAAGGTTCTAAAATTATGGGCGCTATTCGAGGCCGGGACACGATGTATATTTGGACCGATGCCGCTATCTTCTTGATGCGTTTTGTCGGTCAACCGTTTACTTTTTCTTTTGAACACGCGGGAACCAACTGCGGGCTCATCGGAAAGAACGCCTGCATGGAAGTCGATGGAACCGCTTTCTGGATGTCAGAGAATGGCTTCTTTCAATATTCAGGTCAGCTTCAATCGATGCCGTGCTTGGTAGAAGACTTTGTTTTTGAAGATATTAATACTACCTCACGAAATTTAATTAATGCAGGACTTAATAATTTATTTGGAGAGGTGAGCTGGTACTATTGCAGTTCAGGTTCCAATGTGGTGGACCGGGTAGTCACTTATAATTATTTAGAATCGGTGATGCTAAAAAAACCGATATGGTATACCGGAACCCTGGCACGAACCTCATGGGCAGATTCTTCTATTTTTGCCAAACCTCATGCTTGTTATTACACAACCGGTGATAATACTTCCTTTGATGTGGTAGGCAATACCGATGGAATTGCGATCTATTATGAACATGAAACTGGGACCGATCAAGTGGATGCCGGCGGAGTGATAACTGCAATCACAGCTAACGTTCTATCAGGAGACTTTGATATTACCCAGAAGAGATCATCCCAAGGACAATTTTTAGGATCTCCTGACCTAAGAGGAGACGGGGAATACATCATGAAGATTAGAAGATTCTTACCAGACTTCATTACCCAGACCGGAGACACACGAATTACTTTATTTTTAAGAAACTACCCGAACAGCAGCGCCGCAAGTTCTTCACTCGGACCCTTTACAATTACGAATGCCACTGATAAAGTTGACACACGTGCAAGAGCACGAGCAATTGCGTTGAAAATAGAGAACACTTCTAGTGCTCAGAACTGGAAGCTCGGAACATTTAGACTGGACATACAACCAGACGGGAGAAGATAATTATGGCATGGCCTTTTGATAATCAAGGAGATACACAATCCGTACTACCAATAGATTATGGAGTACAAAAATTCAGTAATTATATTAACAACGCTTTACCCAATAATCAAACTACAAATACAGTAACAAGTAATTACCCAGGAGCTAACAGACCTTTAAATACTTTAGATCCTAACTGGCAGAATGAATTAGCTGGGTATGGATCAACTATGGATCGTGGAAACATTGATAATCGAGGATTTAATTTCCCTTCCATATTTGGATCAGTGAAAGGGGGTCTGGAATGGTTAGGTGACAAATTTCAAAGACCTGAAGCAAAACAAAAAGCTTACGAAGCTATCATGGGAGATAGAAAAGGTTTAGGAGTTGGGGAAGTGGCAACAGGAACCTATGGAGGAACGGGATATGACCTCCAACAAACTCCAAGTGGATTAAAAGTTTATTCAGACGTTAATCCTTACGGTAAGAATTTTGATTCCATGTTTGGAAGTCAGAGTCTGGAAGAAATGGATGAAAAAACATTAGCCTGGGCTGCTGAAAGAGAAAGAACAGGAAAAGCAATCAGTCAAAGATTAAAAAATATTTTAAAAAACAGAAGAGTAACCACTACAGGTGTTGATGTTGATAGAGTAGGAGACAATATACCTATCGGACCCAGAGCCGTTGATACGGGAACAACTGGAGGCAGGAGCCAAGGAGACTATCAACGGGCACCAATACACTCAGCTTCAGAAGCACTTTCTAGAGGAGTAGATGTGAGAGCTACAGGAATGATGGGTCCAGGTGGACGACACTATGCTCAAGGCGGAAGAATTGGCTATCAAGATGGAGAATTTGTAGAAGATATTAATGTTGAAGGTCCGGGTTTTGATGAAAATGTTATGATGGCTTCTGATGATGTTAATGACAGAATTTTAGAAAGTCTTTATGAAGAACATTATGATCGTCTTAAAGGTTTAGGACATGATGATGAAGCTATCCATGAAATCATTATGGGAATGTTTGAAGAGATGAGTACTCAGGCTCCAGATTCAGAAGAACAAGGCATAGCGAGCCTTGTTTAATGGCAAAAATTGTTCAAGCATTAACAAGAGCGAGTCAGGAATACGATCCCTTAATGTTGTCATCCTTAGTTCGGGATCTCGACAGCGTTCTTAATAAGCTCAACACTTCTTTTCAACAAGAACTTAGACAAGAGGTAGACGCTCAGTCGTTCTTTATCGAATAATGGCAGTAGTCAACCAGTATAAATTTTTTGGAGTAACTAGTACGGCTGCGGAAACAGCAACCATGCTCAGTCCCCTTATTTCTGAAACTATTATTATAAAATCTTTGCACGTCACCAATAAGTCGGCTTCCAATACCCCGACGATTACGATTACCAACAATGCTTTTCAAGTGATTAATACGCAAACGCTAAGTACAGCAGCGAGTGTAGAAATTCTAACGAACCCTATGGTCGTAGAAGGCAATACCATATTACAATATACGACGGCGGGAACGATGGGTGATGGAGTGGTGATTACCATTAGCTATCTTAATATTAAAAAAGAGGTTACGGTATAATGGAAGTTAAGATAAAAGAAATTAACGCGGCGAAGGTTACAACGACCATTAAACATAAGCAAACAGGGGAGATTTATAAAACCGAAGAAGAGTGGAAAGCGAAGGGAATACCGGAAAAAGACATCCGAAGAGATGTCCATGTCCTGATGCCGAAGCTTGATTTGTTCAGTAAAACAAAGTAGGTTCAAAATTTAGGCAAAATTATGACAAATTCACAGAGACAGCACGGAATAGGATCCTTGGCACCCGACGAG